TAAATTAGAAGATTGGATTACATCATGCAAGCAACAATTGGCATAATAGGAAATGGATTTGTAGGCAATGCAGTTGCAAAGGGATTTCAAGGAAAAGTGGGTGATGTTAAAATCTATGATATAGATAAAGACAAATGTACACATGGATATGTTGATACAATAAGTTCGGATTATATTTTTGTGTGCTTACCTACTCCTATGATTGATATGGAAGGTGGAAGGTGCAATCTATCTGCTATAGAAAATTTCTTTAAAGAACTCCCAAGAATAATAGAAGGAACTATAGTTATAAAATCCACAGTTCCAGTAGGAACAACAAATTTATTAATAGAAAAATATCCATATCTTAAAATTGTTCATAATCCAGAATTTCTAACTGCTATAAATGCAGAATATGATTTTGTTCATGCAGATAGACATGTAGTTGGAGGAAAAGAAGATTTAACATATGGGTTAAAGAGATTATACGAAACATGTTTTCCAGACATTCCAGTAATATCCATGCAATCAGATGAATCAGAATTGGTTAAGTACTTTTCAAATTGTTTTCTTGCAAGCAAGGTAATGATATTCAACGAAATGAAAATCTTATGTGATAATATGCCACACACTGATTATGACAGCATAATAAAAGCAGTAATATCAGACTCTAGGATTGGAGAAAGTCATACTTCTGTTCCTGGACCAGATGGAGAGTATGGTTTTGGTGGTACTTGTTTTCCAAAGGATGTAAATGCCCTTATACATACTATGAAAGAATATGGAGTAGAACCTTTAATTCTCGAATCGGTTTGGGAGCAAAATAAAAGGTATAGATTAAATTGGGATTGGGCAGAAAATAAATCTGCTGTAATGAGTGAATAATATTATGGAAATAAAAAAAGTTAAAAGACCGTCATCTGTAACACTTTGCATGATTGTAAAGAACGAATCTCATATCATTAAGGATTGCCTTTCTTCCATGCTTCCATACATTGACAGATATGATATTACTGATACAGGTTCTACAGATGGAACACCAGAACTTATTAAAGAGTTTTTTAATGAACATGGTATAGAAGGTGAAGTATATCTTTCTGATTGGAAGGGGTTTGGCGACCATGCAGGAAATATGGGAAGCAGAACCGAGTCGTTAAGAAACTGTGATGGTAAAGCAGACTATGCATGGGTAATTGATGCTGATGACTATATAACAGGTGATTTTCAATTTCCAGAAAAGATGGATGCGGATAGTTACAGTCTTCGTATTGGTAGAGAAGAATTTACTTGGTGGAGAAATCAAATATTCAAAACGGGAATTGAATGGTGCTATGTTGGAATTCTTCACGAATATGCAGAATGTAAAGGGAAACCTCACGACCAAGTATCCACAGATAGAATATTTGGAGAATATCATGTATCTGCAAGAACAGAAGGTGCAAGAAATGTTGGAATCACCACTGTAGAAAAATATACAAGAGATGCAGAAATGCTTGAAAAAGCATTAGAAGAAGACCCAGACAATGTAAGATATCAGTTTTACCTTGCACAATCATATTTTGATTCTCAGCAATATGAGAAATCATTAGAAGCATATATCAAGAGAGCCGAAATGGGTGGTTGGGAAGAAGAAGTGTATTATTCTATTTACAGAACAGGTATAATTAAAGCACTTCTTAATTACTCTTGGCCTGAGATTCAACAAGCATTTTTGGATTGTTATGACTACAGACCAATTCGTGCAGAACCCCTATATCAAATTGCGAGATTATATAGGCAAGTTCATGATAAACCACGATTGGGTTATATCTTTGCTAGAATGGCTTTAGAGATTCCATATCCCCAAAACGACATCCTCTTTATAAGTGAAGATTGTTACAAATATCAAATTCTTGATGAGATTGGTGCAACTGCTTATTATGCGGGTAAACCACATATAGGACTTGAAGCATGTAAGAGGTTGATTAATGAAAATCTCATTCCAGAAGCACATAAAGAACGGGCACAGGCAAATCTAGAACAATATGAAAAACTCGTTGGACAAATGCATGAAGCAGAAAAAGAAGCAGAGATAGAAAGACGGGCTAAAGAATATGCCAAAAAGAAAGAAGAAAAAGAAGCAAGAAAGACTAGAGATAAAAAAGGCACTAAAGTAAATCAAACCAAAAGAGGGTTTAAAAAAAGAAAAACAGCGAAAAGATAAAGCATATATAGTATATAAACTATTGGAGAAATTTTATGCCCGCAAGACACGACATCACATCCAATCAGGGAGAAACCCTGAATCTTCATCTATTATATACAGATTCAGTAGATGCTTCTATCGATTTAGCAAACTATAGTGCAGAATTTCAAGTAAGAAGGTCTACATCAGACAGTGATAAACTTTTACACCTATATGGTTCTACTGGGGGATTAAATTATGGTGCAACCGCTGGTAGTACTGGTGCAGGAGATACATCAGTAGGAATAAGTGGTGGAATTTGGTTAAATAGAAATGCAGGAAATACTGGTGGTGAAACTGGTGGTATTCGTATTTTTGCTGGCGCAACTGCCACTTCTTTAGTACCTGCCGGAAAACATTTATATGATTTAGAATTAAGGTATATTCCAGACGGAACAGTTACCAGACTCATGGAGGGGAGATTTGATTCTCCTAGTGAGGTTACTAGATGAAAATTAAAATAACAGAAAATTCCATAGTAAAAAAATCTTCCAAACCAATTAATGTAAATAAAACAGATGGAAACAGTTATGGTGTACTTTCCATCACTTTGAAAAAGAAACAAGAACAAAAGATTTTATTTCTTTGAGTGAGTTTATATGTCTGATGTAAAAGGCTTCAATCAATATCACAATGAAGAAGAAGTCATAGAAGATTCTTCTGATTTTTTAAGTATAATAGACCATGATAAATTAAAAGATTTGGTAAAAGAATCTAATGTCACCGTACCCATTATAGAAGAAGTAAAGAATACTAATCCGTTTAATGGATTGCCTGGTCCTCCTGGAGAAAAAGGAGAAAAAGGAGAAACAGGTATTCCTGGCATGAAAGGACCTAAAGGTGAACAAGGTGTTCAAGGTGAACAAGGTGTTCAAGGTGAACAGGGTTTACAGGGTGAACAAGGTGAGCAAGGTGTTCAGGGCGAACAAGGTATTCAAGGTGAGCAAGGTGTTCAAGGTGAGCAAGGTGTTCAAGGTGAACAAGGTGTTCAAGGTGAACAAGGAATTCAAGGTGAACAAGGACCTCAGGGTGAACAAGGACCTCAGGGTGAGCAGGGACAACAAGGGGAACAAGGACCGCAGGGTGAGCAGGGACAACAAGGCGAGCAAGGAATTCAAGGAGTTCAAGGCGAGCAGGGACAACAAGGCGACCCCGGTCCTCCCGGTTCTCAAGGAATTCAAGGTGAGCAAGGTGTTCAAGGTGAGCAAGGTGTTCAAGGTGAACAAGGTGTTCAAGGTGAACAAGGAATTCAAGGTGAACAAGGTGATGATGGAATAGTGGTAGCACAGTTTCCACTACGATATGATGAAAAGAAAAAGAAAATCAGTGTCGATACAAAAACATTAGAAAAACTTGTTACACCCACACAAGCACAGAATATAGATTGGGTAGCACTTGCAGGTGGTGGTGCAGTAGGGATTCGTGATGATGATTCAATGGTAATTAAATCGGTGAGTGATTTGAACTTTAAAGGTAGTGGTGTATCTGTTCAACGGAAAGGTAAGGATGTTGAATTGACATTCGAGGGGGGTGCTGGCGGTTCATTCACAGAAGCATCCTCTGCACCTTCAAACCCTTCGGATGGTGATAGATGGCATAACACAACAAAAGGTAGACTATATACTTATGTAGATTCTGAATCTGCATGGATAGAATTTTAATAGGATATAACAATGGCAATTAATTTCCCAACATCACCATCAGTAGACGCTACTTACACATATCTAGACCAAACTTGGATTTGTACGAGTGCAGACCCTGTCATATGGGAAAAGAGTGCCGCAACAGAAACAGGTAACACAGAAGGTAATACTTTTGAGGTTGCATATTATGATACTAAAGGTTCTGTTATTAAAGGTGCTACTGCATTTTATTATGACTCCACAAACTTAAAGGTTGGTATAGGAACTTCTGGTCCAGACCAGACACTAGGAGTTTCTGGTGATTTTTATGTTTCTGGTGGTGCAACACTTGCCGGTGCTATGGTTATTCAAGGCAACAATGTTACAGGTTTTACAAGTTCTGGTGGTGCTACATTTTATGCAGGAATAGGACTGCCACAAAACCAATTCATTTACGATTCAGCAAGCAGTCCCATATTACAAGTCGGAGCAAATAGAACTGTTCATATAGGTGATGTCGATAGTCAGGGAAATGACACAAAATTCTCAGTTACTGATTCAAAGAGCGAAATCCAAATGTCTGCGGATACTGTTTCAATCAGCAAATATCTAACACATATAGCCGATATTAATACGAAATTAGTTTTCCACCCAGAAGACACACTTGCACTTCATTGTGGTGGTGTTACCTTTGCACAAGGAGTATATGATACGATATACACCAAGTTGGGCGCGCCTCAAGGAATTACTGCTAGTAGTAGAAGTGAATTTGATGGTATCACTGCTGACCAGTTCGCAGTAAGAGGTGGTGGTATCTCTTGTGATGCAGGTGCAACATTTGGTGGGGATGTCATCGTTGATGCAAATTTTCTATACATTAATGGCGCACTTGCTCATAATGGTGATTCAAACACCAAACTTGTTTTCGCTACTGATAATATTAAACTGCAATCAGGTGGTAATGAATTCTTGGAAGGAACATCCACTCAAGTTATTTTTCCTCTTGGTATTTCTGCTGATGCAGGTGCAACATTTGCAGGGGATGTAATTTTCCACAGTGGTGTATCCGCAGATGTAGGTGCAACATTTGGTGGAAATGTAAAAATCAAGGGTACATCAAATTTCTTAGAATTCCCAGACGGAACAACAATGGGAAGCACTCAATTAGAAACCATAGGAATTTCTGTAAGCAATGGAAGTCAAGTATTAACCACAGGAACAAAAGGACACCGCACCATTCCATATGATTGCACAATCGTAGATTGGAGAGTAACTTCAAGGGATAGTGGTGCTATTGAATGGGGTTTAAGTTATGCTACCTATGCAAACTTCCCAACAATGACAGACTTTATAATTCATACATCAGAAGCACCTGGCATTGCCGCTTCAGGAAGTAAAGATGAATCTGGTGGAGCAATTTCAGCAAGATGGGAGCCGTATCAACTTTCCGCTGGCACGATTATACAATTCGATATCGACAGTGTTTCATCCCTAACAAATTGTATATTAGAATTAACAATTAGGAGAACTTCATAATGTCTAATTTTATTGAAGAAGATGTAGTACAATATTATATTGATGGAGAAAATGGTGACGATACTTCAGGTGATGCCACCACTCCAGGTGGTGCATGGAAAACAATTCAAAAGATGGTTGAAATGATAAATGCCGCGAGTGCAAGTGGATATGATGGTGACATGTTTGTAATAATGAAAACATCAGACGATGCAACACATTATGGACTTACTGGTGAACATGTAGTGGAATGGAACAATCAAGATATTGTTATAACTGGTGCAAATTCTGACGGTGTTGTTGATGGAACAGTAGTAGAAATTAACGGTGATGGATTAGACGGTTCAACTCCAATGGTTAGGTATAATTCTGGAAGTTCTGACGGTGGTGTATGGGCAAATCTTTATTTTAATGCGGCTGATACAGCAGAACATTGTGTTGAGGCATCCGCTGCGAATGCACATAGTGTGATGTTTGTAAACTGTAGATTTAGTAGTGCAACAGATGATGGAGTGAATCTAAACGCAAATTCCAATTATTGGAATTTTGTGAACTGTAGATTTGATAATAATGGTCAATGTGGAATGCAACAAACATCAGGTTCTCAATTCAATGTCGTATACAAGTGTATGTTTGATAATAATGGAGATAATGGTTTGGATTGTGGTGCTTTTGCAAGAGTTATCGAATGTATATTCCACAACAACGAGGATAGAGGGTGTCATCCAAATCATGGTGGTTCTGTTCTCTGTAATAACATATTTGACTCCAATAGAGAAGACGGAGCATATGTTACAGGTTCGGGTACAAGTATCTGGGTGAATAATATATTCAGCAACAATGTTCAAGATGGAATTCAAATGGGAAGCAACACCGAAGCAACCCATTTTAATAGTTTATTTTATAATAATAATCAAGACTTTAATGATTTAACAGGAAGTAATTCCAATGCAAAGTATTTTAATTATGTTCCTGGTGCATCTGGAATTAATCCAAATTTTGTAAATGGTACTGGACCAACTTTTGATTTCACTACTGCCGCAACAGGTGCATCAGCAGGATTCCTTCATGGTTCGGGAATGCCTACACATTTTAGAATACACGGAACTACATCGGATGACCCAGGCTTATACAAATTTATAAAAACAGAAACGGCTACCGTATTTTGATGAGGAATTTATATTATGAAACTAAAGTATTACAAACTTCACAATGAAGTTATAGACCCACATTTTGCCACAGACGGTTCGGCATGTTTTGATATATGTGCATATCTTGATAACCCCGTAACTGTTTATAGAATGGATAATCACAAAACAAAACTAAACCCAGAAACAATCCAGTGGTCGGACATAGAAGAACTCCAACTCTCAATCGCCCCCGCAGATAGAGTTCTTGTCCCCACTGGGTTGGTTTTTGACATTCCAGAAGGTTACTCTGTAAGACTCCATCCTCGTTCGAGTATTTCTCTCAAGAAGGGATTGGTTATGCCAAATGGCGAAGGTATTATTGATTCTGATTACTATCACGAAACTTTTGTTATGTTATACAATTCAAGTTCAGATGAAGTTCGCATCAAACACGGTGAAAGAATTGCACAAGGAGAACTAATAAAAACTCTTGACTATTCTCTAGAAGAATGTATAATAGTACCAAAGCAAAAAACAAACCGTGTAGGTGGATTTGGTAGTACAGGAACAGAGTAATGACAAAACGAAAACCCAAGCCTTGGGGAATCTGGGTAACATCCAGTAAGCAGTGGATGACATCAGGTAATGGTAGAAAAGCAAGATACGAATTAAAAAGAGAAGCCGCAAAAGAAGCGAACGACTTTAATACAATGTGGCGTGGTCGTGAACATATTTATGAAGCAAGGAGAATTAAGTGAATCGCAAAGAATTATTTGAACATCACAAAGCAATTTGTGGTGAAGCATTGGACATTATGAAAAAGAAAAATCATGACTACGCAGGACAAGGTGGTGACTCTCCGTTTGCCAATTTTACAAGGTCAGAAGATATGGGAATCTGCACTACAGAACAAGGATTTTTAGTAAGACTTTGTGACAAACTTTCTCGACTATCTACATTTGCAAGTGCCGGAGAATTGAAAGTTGATAATGAAGGGTATCATGATGCCATCGTTGACATTATAAACTATTGTATTCTGTTTGATGGATTTGTTTCTACGAAAAACAATTGACTTATGCTACATTTGTGGTATAATTATAGTAAAGTCCTCACCATGGCAGTCGCTCTCGAAGGCCTTGAAATAGGATGTTTCTCGTCATTAGAATTGTGGCTGTTATGAGTGAGGTGATATAAAATGAATTACGAAATTAAAATAGGCGACTCACTAGAAGTTTTAAAAACAATGGACGATGAATCCGTTCAGTGTTGCGTGACATCTCCGCCATATTGGGCATTGAGAAACTACGATATGGATGGACAACTTGGACAAGAAGCAACACCAGAAGAATATGTTGATAAACTTGTTGAAATTATGGGAGAAGTCCATCGTGTATTGAGAAGTGATGGAACACTTTGGTTGAATCTTGGCGACTCTTATGTTGGTTCGGGAAACAAAGGTAAACATAAAGACGGTGCGTGTCCAAACCACAGAAACGGCCAAGTAGTTGCAAAGAATAATAAAGTCAAAGGACTCAAACCAAAAGATATGGTTGGTATTCCTTGGCGTGTTGCATTCGCATTACAGGAATTTGGTTGGTGGTTGCGTTCAGATATTATTTGGCACAAACCAAATCCTATGCCGATTCCTGTAAAGGATAGACCTACATCTTGTCATGAACATATTTTTCTCCTGTCAAAAAGTCAGCATTATTATTACGATAAAGATGCAATCCTTGAACCACTGAAAGACCCAAAAAGAAAAGACCCGCCAGGCACTGCGGGGTTTGGTGGAAACAAACACACAGGAAATAAAGATAAAACTTTGAACAACGCATACAGTGGCACACTCTACGATGCAACAAAACTCAAAGGAAAAAACAAACGAGATGTTTGGCAAGTTGCAACCAACGGTTACAAAGGGGCACACTTTGCAGTATATCCACCGAAACTAATTGAACCTTGTATTCTTGCAGGATGTCCCGATGGAGGTATAGTTCTAGACCCATTTTCTGGCAGTGGCACGACAGGTGTTGTTGCATTAAATAATAATAAAAAGTATATTGGTATTGAACTCAATCCAGAATTTGCAGATTTATCACATCAACGAATCAAAGACCAAGTACCAAACACTTTAGTGGAGCATCTTGGATGAATGTAGATTTACCAAAAGATTTTGAAAATAAAATCATCTGCGGCGATTCCGAATCTGTTTTAAAACAACTACCAGATAACTGTATAGATTTAGTGTTCACTTCACCACCATACAATTTTGGTATGGATTATGATGAACACGATGACAAGGTAGATTGGGACAAATATACAGAAAAGTTGTTTTCAATTTTTGATGAATGCATCAGAGTAACAAAACATGGTGGAAGAATTGCAGTAAATGTTCAACCACTATTTTCGGATTATGTTCCAATACATCATATGATTTCAAACCACTTTACAGAAAAGAAAATGCTTTGGCGAAACGAAATTCTATGGGAAAAGAATAATTACAACTGCAATTATACTGCGTGGGGAAGTTGGAAAAGTCCATCCCAACCCTATATGAAATACACTTGGGAATTCATTGAAGTGTTTAGTAAAGGTAGTTTAAAACACGAAGGACTAAAAGAGAATGCAGACATTACTGGTGATGAATTCAAAGAATGGGTGAATGCAAAATGGTCAATCGCACCAGAGAGAAGAATGAAAGAGTTCGACCACCCTGCAATGTTCCCAGAGAAATTGGCAGAACGAGTATTAAAACTTTTTAGTTTTCAGAATGATGTTATACTAGACCCATTCAACGGAGTGGGAACTGTGCCAAAAGTTTGCAAAGAAACAAGTAGACGATATTTGGGAATTGACACATCAGAAAAATATTGTAAAATAGCACAAGACAGGGTAGATTCTTGTAATAGATTAATGGAGTATATGAGTGAGTGAATTTTATACAAACATTGCAATGAGGGGAAAGTATATTCTGTATCGTGGAGTAGACGAGAATGGTAATCGTATTTCACGACAAGAAGAATTTCATCCCACGATGTATGTTCCTACAAACGACAAAACTGATTGGACAACTCTTAACAATTATTATGTTGAAGAAGTGAAACCAGGCAATATTCCCGAAACAAGAGATTTTATAAAACAATATCAAGATGTACAGGGGTTTGATATCTATGGCAATACAGATTATGTTTGCCAATACATCGCAGAAAACTTCAGACAAGATATAGAACCAGACCTCGACAAGATTGTAATTGCAAACATTGACATTGAATGTGAATCTGAATACGGATTCCCAGATATTGCAGATGCACAAGAACGAGTGAATGCAATCTCTGTGGACTTCAATGGCAAAATGTATGTGTTTGGTTTAGGTGATTTTAATTTGAGTGCAAAAGATGTTCATTATCAAGAACAGTTTGCCCATGAAGAAGATTTACTCAAAGCATTTCTTGATTTGTGGGAACAGGAATCTCCAGACATCGTAACAGGGTGGAATGTTCGGTTCTTTGATATTCCATATCTTATAAATCGTATTACAAATGTTCTTGGTAAGAAAGAATCGAAACGACTTTCTCCTTGGAAAGATTATAGAGAACGAACAATTACAAAGTTCAACAGAGAGAATGTTGTATATGAATTGGTGGGTATATCCACACTTGACTACTACGAATTGTATCAGACATTTACTTATGTCAATCAGGCATCTTATGCATTAAATCATATTGCAGAGGTAGAACTCGGTGAGAAGAAATTAGATTATTCCGAATATGATTCTATGTCCGACTTCTATAAAAACGATTTCCAAAAGTTTATGGAATATAATGTTCTTGATACAAAGTTGGTGATGAAACTTGAAGACAAGATGAAGTTGCTTGAATTGGCAATCACTCTTGCATACTCCGCAAAACTTGGAAACTACATGGATGTGTTTGGACAATTGAGAACTTGGGACTCAATCATTTATCACTTCCTACACGAACACAAGATTGCAATTCCACCAAAGACATCTGGAAAGAAATCTTCACAGTATGCCGGTGCGTATGTGAAAGAACCTATTGTGGGAATGCATGATTGGGTTGTATCGTTTGACCTTGCAAGTTTGTATCCTTCTATTATTCGTTGGTTGAATCTATCTCCTGAAACAAAAACAGACGATGGACT